GATATTCCATTTACTTTTATTGCTGTTTCAAGAGATTTAGATAATTCAGGAAAACAAGCAGAATCTAACTCATTAAAAGCTCTTGTAAAATAAGAAAATTTATGATCCTTCCAAAGAGCAATAACTCTTACCCCATCATATTTTTCTTCGCAGTAAATGCGGTCCCATTTTTCTAAGGCCTCTGGATCGGCGGTAGCTAACATAAGCGAAGGATCCGGTATTATTTCTTTACCGATTGATTTATTGATAAGCTTAGCTCCTATACCTATATTCATTCTCTTTGTAATAATTTTCATCAGAACTTCTCTTAACCGAAGATCCTCAAATTCATCATCACATATTCGCGAGGAAACTATATCTTGAGCTCTCTTCCTAAGTAAATCGTTTGCAGCTGGCACTCTTTTTAGCTCTTCTGCCAGATCTTTAAAATCATCCCAGTGGTTATAATTAATTTCAGACAAAGACTCGTTAAAAGAGATCTTATGAAGTTTTGTGGTAACAAACGGATTGAAGCAGATATCCAGTAGATACAGAAATCTTTCCGTTTGGTTTTCTGAAATTATTCTTTGTTTTGCTTTTTGTGAACCCTCTCCGGTTAGGGATTCTAGGTCTTTAAATAATTGAAGTTCCTTTCTCATTAATATTTTTTTGTAAAAATACCAAAAAACCCCGGAGATAAAAAATTATAAGGTGACTGCTCCTCCTCCTGCTTCTTCTTCTCCGCCTTCTTCTCCTCCCTCTTTCTTAGCTTTTTCTGCCTCTTTTTCTGCCTTTTCTTTATATCTCTGATTCATTTTTATTTGATCTGGATTCATTCCTAAGAATCTCTGAACTAAGAAATCAGGATCAAAATATCCTTTTTCTTCCTCACCAATCTTAATTTTTAGCTCTTTTAATCCGTTTATAAATTCAGTTCTTTTTGTAAATCCAGTAAGTTCCACCATTTCTTCAAACTCACTATCCCTGTTATAATTTAATCCTATGTTTGCTTTAAATCCTTTATCTCTAGATAGCTCCGGATAGTCTAAACACATTTGAATATAAAGGGGTTTTACTAAAATCTCTTGGAATATAGATCTTAGCCTTCTTAAAAATTTCTCGAATCTTATCTCGTCTCTTTCTAGTTGATCTATACTAGTCTGATAATTTCCAGGAGTTGTATTTTTAGAAGCAAATCTAGCATAAGGGATTTTAGAATCCATTTTTAATTTATTGAAGAAGTATACTACATTCTCCATTACGTTAAAGTCCGGTCCACTTGAATTAAGTGACGATATATCTGGGGTTTGCCCGTCCTTTTCGGGAAAAAGATAATTTTTATAAAATTGAACTTTAGGCCTTCCGTTTACTGTTAATTCCCCCGATGAATCATTAATAGATATATCTTCCTTGTAATTGGACATTAGCTGGCCAAGTGTTTGCATTGCTTTTTGTGGAGATTGACTACCAATAGGAATAATAAATTTTAAACGATAAGATGAATTCATTACGTTCCAGATAATTCTGGAATTCTCCATTATTCTTAAAATATTATATGACCGAACTAATCTTTCTATATAGCTAACCCTAGAGATAGTATTTCCCTTAGCGTAAGAAATATAAATTATCTGTTCATTAGTTAGTTTTCTTGTCATTTGTGGATTCTTTGGGTATTGGATCCAAAATTGTCTATATTCATTTTCTGCCACTTTCTCTACTACTGGTTGAAGAGAAGTAGGGTCAAGTTCTTTAAATCCTATTATCTCTCTTCCTTTATTGTCATAAATTATCTCAAATGCTAAAAATCCATCAATTAAAAATTGCTTAAAATACTGCCAACCAAGAATTGTATTTTGAAAACCAAAAACATTGTATATTCTATTATAATGGGATGATATTTTATCCTTAATCTTATCTTTTAAATCTAAATTAACGAAAGATGGCTGAGCGAAATAATTACGATCATCATATACTATCGATTCATCAGTTATTGTATCTAGAATAAACTCGATCTCACCATTTAACGAAAACTTCCTTAAATAATTTCTTTTCTCGATATAGTCCCTATCAAAATAAGCAATATATTTTCTTACTTTGGTATCTTGATAAGATGCTGTCCATTGAAAAGCATCATTTTGTGTAAATCCACTTCCTTCTTGGTTAAAAAAATATCCCTCTGTTTTACCAATAGCCTGTGAATTTCTAACAACCATATCATCATATTGCATCCCAAATTTTGCAACATTAGAAAGGTTCTTCAGGATATTACCTAAAGCTGATTGATTTGGTTTTAAAAAATCTAAAAATCCTGCCATTAGCTATAATATTATATTCTCCTTAAGTTGCAGGAGCCGTTTCTTCTTCAGTTGTTTCCTCTCCTTCTGCAGGTTTAGCTTCTTCCGCTTCGCCTTCTTTCCCTTTTTCTTTTTTTTCTTTTGCTTTTCTTTTTAATGCCTCTTTGTTAGCATCAATATCTTGCTTAGAAATTCCTAGATATGTTTCTATAAGGAAAGCATTAGAGAAAAATGGTTTTTCCTCATCCCCCATAATACCTCCTAAAGCAGCTACCGCTTCTTTTCTTTTGTTTATTATATCAATCTCCTGATTTAATTTAAATGGATTATCTGAGAAATAGTCAATACCTAATTGGCTCTTAAACATAAAATCGTCTTCCAATTTAGGATATTTATTTACCATTTGCAACCAAAGCGGTTTTGTTATTATTTCCTGAAACATTGATCTTAATCTTGAAATAAATTTTGCGAATCTTATTTCTTCTTTGTCTAATCCTTCTGCCCCGTTAGAATATGGTGATGTTGTACCGCCATCTGGATTATGAAATCTTGAAGGAGGGACCTTAGATTCAAGTATAAATTTATCAAAGAAATATGCTAAAGGAGCTGGGTCATTAAGATTTGGTCCATCTGTTGTTATAGGTTCTATGGAAGGTGTTCCGTTAACACCAGAAGGCATTAGATAATTCTTATAAAATTGTATCTTTGGTCTTCCGTCTACGCTTAATTCCCCGCTCTCATCATTTAATTGAATATCTTCTTTATAAATGCTCATTAATTCACCTAGAGTTTGCATACCTTTTTGCTGGGACTTACTACCAATAGGAACCGTCATCTTTAATTTAAAAGAAGCATTCATTACTGACCAAATTACCCTCGTGTATTCTATAATTCTAAGAATATTGTAAGGTCTTATTAGTCTTTCTATATAACTTACCCTAGATACTGCGTTACCCTTAGCGTACGAAATATAAATTATCTGCGGATCATAAAGAACTCTTTTTTTCTTAGGATCCTGAGGATATTGTGTCCACGTATTAACAAAAGATCCATCTATTTGTTTCTCTACACTAGGTATTAGTGTTACTGGGTCTAATTCTTTAAATCCAACTATTTCTTTACCCTTATCATCATAAATAATTTCAAAAGCAAGAAATCCATCAATTATAAATTGTCTAAAATATTGCCATGCTGTAATATCATCAGAAAATCCCCATACGTCATATAGTTTTTTAAATACATCATATAGATCATCCTTTAACTTTTCGTTAATGTCACTGAGATCAATAAAATCAGGATATGCGAAAAAATTAGCAGGATCATAAGAAATAGACTCGTCACATATAGTATCTAAAATCCATTCTATTTCAGGATTAAGAGAAAACTTTCTTAAGTATTCCCTTTTGCCCTTATAATCCTTATCGAAATATCCAATAAATTGTCTGGATGATATATCCTGCTTAGCAAGAGTCCAGAGCATGCTTTCGTCCTCTACGTTGGATTTATTCTTATTTAAAAATGATGCCTCGGTTACCCCAACAGCTTGAGAGTTACGTATGACCATGTCATCGTATTTCATACCGAAGGTACTTAACTTTCTTACGGAATCCCGGATTCTCTGTATAACAGGAGTTTGTCCAGGATTATTATTTTCAACAAATCCAGCCATTTCTAATTATAGATTGAATTATAGTTTTAATTTCGATTCATATTCACTATATATCCCAGATAATTTTAAGCCCTCTATTAAATTAACGGTTAAATATGGTATTCTGATCCAATCCTTGTAAACAATTGATCCCATATTCTTCATAAAGGATGTTTTAAATCCAAAAAGAGATGATTTATATCCAGTTCCTTTTAAAATTTTATTTAATTCAGTATCTTTTAAATTTAAAGGAGATGGTATTCCACCTTTTGATTCGGTAATATCATTATCTTTTAACGTTTGCTCAAATAAATCAGAGATTGTACTTATAATCTCTATTCTATATTTTGTGGGGGTAGTTACTAAATCTATTCCTTTCATTATTTTAAACCCACCAGATTCAAAAAAATCAGTACATAAAATTACAGGAAATCTATCTATAAACTTTCTTTCCTTGCTAATTTTAGAATCAGTTAAATAATTAAAATAGTAGATTTTACCAGGTATTATGGAAATCGGCTGAGTCATAAATCTTTTATTATTCTTAAAATAATCTTTTAAGAAGTATTCATCAGTCTGTTTAAAGATATCCTTCCCGCCTTTTATATTATTACGGTATTCTAAAATTAACTCCTTAAAACTCATTTGCTTTTAAAAAGAAAGTTTTCGTCTATTACACCAAATTTAAATCCTCTTTTTAATGCCCATTCTTTTGCTGCCTTAAATTTTGACTGATTCGTTATCCAAATTTGCATATTTCTGTTGTAAGATTTTAGCTTACTAAGAGTATTTACCCCTTCATATATAGGTTTTTTTGTCTGTTTTTCTGGTTTTATCTCAATGATCCAATCCTGTTCTTCCCCGTTTTCTTTTAATGCTTTTATATAGAAATCGACATTATATTTATGATCTTTCTTATCTAATGGATTATAATAATCTATCGATACTGGTTCTGAGCTCCATTTTAAAATTGATTCGTTAGTATCACAATAGGTACAAAATCTATATTCCCAAGAGGATCTATATATAATATTGTGTATATCTCCTATATATTTTTCAGGATTTCTTGGTTCATATTTACCTGACCGATATTCCCCGTTAGGTTTTACTTTCTTAATATCAACCATTAAAAATAATTTTATACGTTATATGTATTATTATCACCCGTAATATAGCTAAATGGTATAGTTCTTGGGCTTTTAGGCGGATGTATTTTTTTCCACCCTTTAGCAAAACCATTCTTAGCTATTTGCGTGAAATATGCAAACGGGTTATTTGATTTATCCGGATTGAATCTATTCCAATACTTACAAAGATCCTCCATTGCAAAAGCCATGCAATCTTCTCTGTCCTCTGGGTCTTTATATGACATTTTTTTAGATATGCCATTTATCATTAAATTAAACATATAAATTGTATCCGGTGTTAAATGTCCTTTTTGTTTAGATTCCACTACCGCTATCAATAATTCGCTATTTTTTACATATTCTTTAGCCATCAATATTTAATTATTTTTGTTTGTTTGTTATCTATTCTACCGATAAAACACGGAAAGATTTCAAAAAAAATGTAGTCCTATTTGAACTACATCCCTTTGTGTTTTTTATGATAATTATTCTTTTTCTTCCTCCGTTTCTTCTTCTTCTTTCTCTGTTATTTCTTTACCCGTTGGTGCTTTACTTAAAGTGCCTTTAGATGATTGTATAAAAGAAGCTCCTGGCTTGTTTTGGTTTTCCGCCTTGGGCGCAAAATAGAAGTTCCGACTAAGATTTTTTTTTACATCGGCGTTTTCCTCGTTAATATATGAGAAAAAATCAAGAATTTTATTTGATGACATATCTTAAATTATTATTCTTCATTATTCATAGTTGAATTATATCCATGTAAAGAATCCATCTTTATATCAATCGTTCCTTTGTGGTCTCCAGGGGCTTTAGAAAATCCATGTCCTTTTGAAAAATTAGTTAAAAGCTTCTTCTGATCTGATAAAGACATTTCTGATTTATTAAGTCTGTTTCCGTTTCCACTTAAAATACCAAAATTTTCTTTAACCTCTTCTTCGGAATCATCATCTTCAGCTGAATCCGAATTATCCTCTGCCGCTTGACTGAGTGCTTCCTCTAAATCGGTAATTTCACTTATTAAAAAATCTGATGTTTTTCCAGTATCTAAAAGAACTGTATATCTTCCAGATGTAGCATCTATTGAAATTATCTTACCAGTATCACCGGATTCTTTAACTTTAATAAAATCACCAATGTTAAATTTCTCATCCTCGAAAATTTCTAAAGAATTTTCTAATTCTATAGTTGATTCGGATGAAGATATTTCTAGATTAATTTGGTTCCATTTTTCCCTAAGAAATATAAGTTCTCCCTCTAAAAGTTTTTTAGCTTTCATAATCTCAGGAGAAGCAGAATACAAAGGATTATTTGACATTAAAGATTCCAATTTGTTTATTTGTTCTTCAACTTTAGAAATATTCCCGATAACTTTATCTCTATCATTTACCATGATAGATTTAATCTTATTTTCTCCAACTAAAAATTCGGTTAATCCTTCGGAAATATCATATCTCATAAATTCTTTAACCATTGATACTGCTTGATTACCAGTAACCTTATAAATTGAGTTTTCATTCATTCCTTGGTTAATCTTTTGTAGGTAAATCTGCTTGTTCCATTTGATTAAATTAATAGCGAGTCCTTCGAATACATTAGAAGATATACTCTTAGCAAAATCAAGTTCAACTATATTTCGGTAATTTGTGTAAAGTCTCATAATATCGGAAACTACTTGAGTTTCATTTACTGCAAAATACGTAGCTGATTCTAATCCCAATATTTTAGCTAAGCCCGAAGGATCACTAAATCTGAGTTTTCTTTTCCCTAAATAAACCGATACTTCTTCTCCTTCTTCTATAATTCTAACCGTACTCTTACCTATTTGAATAAAAATTCCTTCCTCGTTAATTCTAACGTAAGGCTTATTAAAAGATTCTATTAATTGAATATAATCGCTAGATAGTCCAGTAACTTCTTTCTTTGTTAATTTCTTAATTGCTGCAGAATTAGACTCAAAAACATTTCCACCTAGATAGAAAATAGATTTATCACTTCCTAACATAACAGGAGAGAAAACTTTATATACACTAGATTCGCCTTGAGCTATACTAGGAATTTGTAATTTTCTATTATCATTATTTTCATTAAGATTTATAAAGTTAATTAGGTTTCTAACCACTGGATTAAATGACCATCTAGAAATATTTTTAACCAATAGAGCATTTGATTTACTCTCCAAAATTAACCACTCATTAAGAGTATCGCTAAGATCGGAATAGAAAGCAGAGCTACCTGAATTTTTAATTGTCTCAATAACTTTAGAGACTTCTATTTCTCTTGAAAGTACTTCTAATTTTTCAGTAAGCCCGTGGGAAACAGATTTAACTGTATCATCCCAGTTTAGCGGCTGAATGTCATTTAAAAAATTATGAATTAATGCAAATTCGGGTATTTTATTATTTATTATAAGATTCCGGTATTGCTCACATATAATTCTAGCTTTAGGGTAGGTATAAATAGATGTTGTTTTTATCATATCTATAGATTCTAATATCCCAAGATTGTTAACCTCGTTAGATTTTATAAACTCTTGAGCTGCTCCGTCAATTGAGCTTATACTATCAAGTTCGCTCAGGAAGGATGCCTCTTCGTTGAAGAATTTATTACTTATTTCCTGATAAAATAATTTTGCTTGGTCAAGTAATGATTTCTTAGGAACTGCTAAGAAAAAAATTTCCATTATTTTTTTTAGAGTATTGATACCAACTATACCGTCCGGTGTTAATTTATATTTTTTCTGGAAAGCTTTAACTGCATATAATAAGGAGTCACCAAAAATACCATCAATAGGTTTAACCCCTAAGTATTTTTGTAATTCTTTTACTCTTTCTCCTTTATCTCCCTTTTTTAATGGCTTATAAGCTTTCTCTATTGCAGCTTTATCCGTTAATGCTTCATTTACAAAGGATTCATCTTCGTTGCAGAATTTATCCCTTATCATCCCATAAAATAATGATGCTTGGTCAGCTAATGATTTATCAGGAACTAATGCATGAAAAATTTCTATTATTTTTTTTAGAGTATCAATACCAACTATACCGTCCGGTGTTAATTTATTTTTTTTCTGGAAAGCTTTAACCGTAGATACCAAAGATTCACCAAAAATACCATCAATGGGTTTAACACCTAAGTATATTTGTAATTCTTTTACCTTTTGTCCTTTATCCCCCTTTTTTAATGGTTTAAAAGCTTTATCTATTGCAGCAGGATCCGTTAATGCTTCATTTATGGTGCCGTATGAACCAGAATTACCTAACGTTTTATTATTATTTATTCCACCCCAAGACTCCATTATGGAATCTGCAACTTTTCTAGAAGCTTCCATTTCTTCATTCCTTATAGCATCAAAATGTGTTTGAATTTTGTTTTCGGTGTCATCGGATATATTATGATTCTCTAAAGATTCAATTAATAGATCTTTAGAAACGGATCCCCCGTTAATGAAGTTTTCACAAAGGGCTTTAACCTCCGATGATTTTGTTATGTTTTTTAGCTTTTTTACTTGGTTTAAGAATTCCATAGTTAATTTTTTTTTTCAGATTATATATCCAAATTGAATATAAAACTTTTACAGTATATATTTAACTTCATACCTGTTTTATCTTCCGATTAGAATCTCTAATCTTATTTTTATATCAGTGTGTGGGTTACAAAAAGTAATACCTCCTTCTTGTTGGGTTGTTCCTGGTTTACTTAAGTTCCATCCCTCGTGACCGGCATCTGTTGTAGATGTTCTTTTACCACTTAAAATCATAAGTTCCCCCATGTAATAATCTTTTCCTTGATATGTCCAATTTAAATATTTTTTAGATTCAACTACAGTATTAGGAAATATTGCCTTCACTGCAATATATGAAACAAATCCATATTCATCGGTTACATCAGGTTGGCTTAAAAGATAACAGGAAGACTCGTTTAGTATTGCTCTATTCCTAGCAAAATTCTGTACCTCTAACGAGAGATCAGACATGCTTAAATATTGCTGAGGATTATTTGTTTCTCCTGTATCCAATACAAGATTTCCCCGATAAAATCGAAATCCCTCTAGTACTTCGTACGGACATGTTATGGGTTTTGTTGCCATTTTAATTTGCTGCTATTACTATTAACTTGACATTATAGTCAGTAGGATTGGTAAATATAAATCCACCGTTGTAGCTATTAGCACTACCAGTGTGACCATAAGTAGAAAAAGGATCAACGTCCCAGCCTCTCCACTGGGATCCGTTCTTAATTGCTCCAGTTAGGACCATAATTTCTCCCATTATATTTCTTTCGTTTGCCTTATAATCCCAGAAAAGAACCTTCTGATCTTCCGTTGTTTCTGGTAGATAATGTGCTCTTGCTATTAACATAGAAACTTCCCCAGTAGTACCATAAAAAGATCCAGGATCTAGATTTGCTGATGATCTAGGACCAATAATCATTGACACCTTCTGAAACTCAGAAAAATTCTGGAGAGGATGGAAAAAATCAATTAGATCTAGGTAATTTAGTGTTTGCGACTGTTGTACTACCTTAAATGATTCCTTTATGAATTTTATTTCAACAGGGTCATTGAATCTTTTAAGAGTTGCTTCAACCCTTTCTAAATCAAGTGTTATTTCCGCTATATTTGTATATCTTGTAACAAATCCTCCGGTTGATCCACCTAAAGGATCTATTGGATATGCTGCACTACCTCCCGAGAAAAATTCCGATCCAATCTCTGAAGCACTTCCTCCGTAAAAGTCATTATTTTGGTTTTCTGCCAAGTTTATTTATTATTTTAATCTAGTAGGATCCTCGTATATAAAGTTATTCCTGTTTTTTCTGATATGATCTTGCTGTGTATTCTGGTTATCCAAAACATCATCCTCTGTTATTATTTCTTCCTCTGCAGTATTTATAATTGCTTCATCTTCTAAGATATCTATATTTATCACATTATCTTTTGCTATTTCTTCATCTTCATCTGGTTTAATATAGTCAACTAGGGATTTAATAAATCCAAGAGCTACGAAAGGAAGAATTGCTCCACTTATTATAGATAAAGTTCTTTTCTGATAAATTAACTCCTCATCAACTAAGCCAAAAAGTTCGATCCAGGAATTAAAATTGTCTAGATGCGTATAAGCATAATATGTATTCCCCATTGCCTGCATAGCAGTTAAAAGAATAAAAAGTGTCCAAACCATTGTTTTGTTCATTTTATCTAAAGCTATAAGACTAGCTAATGAAGCAGCAGCACCTATCTCAAAAGCAATAGCTAAAGCTATAGACAGCCATTCTGGATTAGAGAGTCTAAAAAAATCAATAACATGTATCGTAGAAATTATGGAAACAACTAAATATAGACTAACAAATGTTGTTATGATAAAACCACGAACTAAATTAATCCTTTTCACTCCTGTTAATTTTATTTTTTATATCAGATAAAGATGATCTACCTTTATCAAAATCATCTTCGTAAATAAGAAAATTAAACATGGTCTGGTCCATTTCATATTTAACCTGATCCCTTGTAACCATTGTATTCTGCACCGAATCAATTTTTACAGTTATGATTTTTACATTTTTTTCGATTTTGTCTATATCTCTTCTAATGCCGCACTGTCTAAAAAAGATAATAATTATCAATAAGAGAACGATTGCCCAGTAATTTGTTTTAATTTTTTCTAATATTTTCATGATTAAACGATTTTTACTATTTATATATCCAACTTAAAAACTATAGCATACAAAAAAAGCTAGAGTATATCTAGCTTTTTATATTTTAGATTAACCTAAAGTAATGCCTTGCATAGCAGCAGCTAATTGTTTTTCTAAATCTTTAATAGTTGAAGCATCAGTCTTAGCATCATTTAATGCCTGATCGAAAACTTTATACATTTTGATAAAATTCTCTGCACTAATAATACCTACCCCTTTTGATTTACTAAGAAAATAGTGGCTTGCCTCTAAAGGAAGTGCACCAAGATAAATTACGCCATCTTTAATTCCAGCTTTTTTAATTCTGGCAATCTGTTTATTGATTTCGATTATACCTAAAGCTTCAGTAGAATTCCATTCCGCTGTTTCTCTCATAAATGTCTCGTATTCATTAAATACCGATTCAGAGCAAGTTACTGCATACACTTTACTTTTAAGTTCTTCCTTTTTATCGCTTATCTGCTTCTCTATTAGCTCAACCATATCGGAGTCAACAATTACGTTACCGTCAAAAGATCCGGATTGTGAGTTTTCGAAATCTACCATTGAAGATCCACCTGGCATTTCAATAGGATTTGTGTTTAATTCTTGTGCTTTTTTCTTTGTCATTTTTCTATTTTTTTATTTTTAGTTATTTTTTACGTTTTTGTTTCTAATCTATTTTAAAAATATCAAATTCTGTTCTGTTCTGATTAAGATATGCTCTTAAAATTTCTCTAAAATCTTTAGCTGGATAAATCTTAGGATCTTGAGGACCTAAATGAAGAAGAAACCCACTCTCAGTATCTATACCGATTTCCTCTAATATAAGACGATATAAACTTATCTGAATCGAATATTCATTATGATCGTTCGCATATAAATTATTAAAAGGTCTAAGCAATTTTTTAAATCTTCCCTTAGGGTGTTTATCATCTTTAAATTCACCGTTGGTTTTCCAGTCACCTATTATTAAATGTACCTTTTCTGTTAAAGGATCAAGCAAAAGTAATGGCTGATCGATTGTACCTGCAAGTCTCCATTTTTTAGAAAATATCTTCAGCTCGGATTTTAATGGGGTTAGCTTATGCAATCTTTTTTTATATACATCCATAAATTTTAGTACCCTATTTCTAACATCCTCGTCATCGGGAATTTCCGGATTTTTCCCCGACCAAAAATCCTCTATAAATTTATGAACTACCGTCCCAAGATTTCTCGACACATCCCCTTTAGTTTCCCATTCATTTAATATAACGGAAACATCTACTCCCCTTTCCGATGCTTTCCTCGCTGACCAATAATCCTTATCAAAGGCAACTTTAAATACTTTAATAAAAGTAGTCACTGAATCATATTTTACTCCTGAATATCTATAAACATGTGATTCCTCGTGGAATGTAAAGTTACTATCCTCATAGATTCTCAGCTTTTCCTCTATTTCATTCTTTTTTAATAATACTAGATCTTCAGACATTATAAGCTATATTAAAAAAATGACAATAAAAAATCTCTATGATAAATCATCAAGGATAAAAGTGTTATCTCTGAAATAAATCTTAAAATCCAAAGCCAGGTAATATGTCTAAAAAGAAACTGATAAACAACAAGGTATGATTCATCATCTGTTCCTTTAACTGGTTGTACCCACATTGTTATAATCTCCTCCAAGTTAAGGGATTTAAGGTATTCGTTTATTGGCTTTATTTCATTTACTACAAAAGAAGGTCTGGATTCTCTAGGTAAGTCTACAGAAGCAAGAACCTGTAAAGGAAGATTAATAACAGTATAAATCCTATTTAAATTGTCTTTTCTCAAGTTTATTCTCTTCCATGTTTGAGAATTCTTTTCCTCTGCTTTTATAATTCTAGAGTAATCCCTATAGAGTTTTATCTCTTTTATAATTTTAAAAATTCTAAACATACTTCTTTTTATATTATATGCTAATGTGGTTTATTGTTTCCCAACATTTTTTTCCTAATTTTACATCTGGCTCTTCTAATTCTAGTTGCTATAGATCTTTTTTTGATTCCATATTTCTCAGCAATATCTTTATACTTCATGTTATTAATCTCCCTATCTATCATAATATCACGATAAAGCTCAGGTAAATCCCTAATCTCATCCAACACAGACTCGTATATTTCATCGACACTGTTTTCCTCGCCAAATATAAAATTATTAGGATCTTCCTCCATAAGATATACTCCACCTAGATCACCGATTTCATTTTTGGAGGACAAAAAATCTAACTCTGAATCGTTATAGGAAAAATATCTTTTTCTTGATTTCAATAAAAGAAGCGATTCGTTCCTCGCTATATTATAACACCACGTTGAGAAATTTCCCCTCTCCTTATCATATTGGTCTATTTTTAACCAAATCTTAGCCATTGTGTTTATAAAAGCATCTTGTGCTAATTCATTTTCCTTCATTATAAGAAAACAGTGATTTAATACACCTGGTCTTAACCTGTCAAATAATGGTTGAAATTGTTTATCCGATCTCGTTTCCATAAAATCCTCGGCTAGTTTCTGTATATTTTTCTCCATGTAATATTAAATATTAATTTTTATTATTTCTATTCCAGCTTCAGCAAGAAAAGATAACGATTCGGTTTTTCTATAAATCTGGTTAAAAACTACTCTTTTTATACCAGATTGTATAATAAGTTTTGAACATTCATAACAAGGGGATAATGTAACATATAAAGAAGAGCCATCAGAACTTTGAGTTCCCCTAGCTAATTTAGTTATAGCATTGGCCTCAGCATGAAGTACATACGGTAATGTTATTCCCTCTGTTTCACATATATTAGGAAATCCAGTAGGCGATCCGTTATACCCGTCCGAAATAATTGCCCTATTATTTACTATTAAACAACCTACTTTTTTTCTTTCGCAGTAAGAATTCTTTGCCCAGGTTTTAGCCATTTCTAAATATATCTTATCGCTTTTATGTTCAATTATAAGTTCGTTATAATCAGAAGTAAATACATTGTAATAAAATAATCCATCGGAATCTTTAAATTTTACAATCTTCCAATTAAAATTACTAAAAAAAATATCGTCTAAAAAAGATAAATCGTTAGCTTTAAACTCATTAATAGATTTTTCTTTGGTCATATAAAAATTATCAACTATAGTAGTTGCCAAATGTAATTATAAGTTTAGATAAAAAAAAATATTATTAAATTCTTTTTGAATTTGGTCTGAACGGGGATTCCGTAGAGGATACCATCAATGGTCCCTCTAATAGGGATGCTATTCTATATAATATTGACTTCATATCATCTATATCCGTTTTTGATAGATTTGTTTCATTCTTATTAGGGGTTTGCCCAGTAGTTGATTCGGGTTTTAATTTATCTGCTTCACCTTTATTATTAACTATAGATTCGCTTGGATTGGTCTTAATATTTTCTGATGTTCCAGGATCATTTAATATAGCGTTGTCCGATTTTTTTTCCTCTGATTCTATTTTTTTAGGGTCTATTTTTTTAAGGGGGAGTACATCTGAAATTAATTTTGTACCATCCGAGTTATCTACAGATGGCTTATCGTCTTTAAATAGTTTTGATTCCGATAGTTTATCTAAACCACTCTTAATTCCTATATCTGATGCTTTTTTTAATAATGGGTTATTTATCTTTATGTTTTTAGAAAGAAATTCTGACGCCTTTCCAGTAATTCCAGAAATATCCATGCCTTTTAAAGCCTCCATTCCAGATTCTTTCAAACCCCCTATTAAACTGCTAAATTTACCCCCACCCTCCGCTTTATTTTCTAACCTTTCTGCTTTTTTTTCAGTCCTAGATTTATCTTTAGCTATTTGTTTTTCTGTTTTACCTTTTTTTTCACTAAGATTTTGATCCGCACTAATTAATTTTTCATTAGATAAAACATTATTTCCTTCTTCCAATTTAACAACCTCCGGTCCTTTTTCACCAACCAGATAGCTTCCCGTTTTATCGATTGTTCCGCCTTCGGCAAATGCACCTAATATTTTCTTACCAAATCCACCCGATAATATATCCTTTGCTTTACCACCAGCCCCCTTTACTTTATCAGTAATATTTTTAAATTTCTCTCCCGGTAGATCAACACCTAATTTTTCAGTTACACCACCTAAGTCTTTTGTGAGCCCCTTTATTCCACCAAATGATCCTTTTATGCTCTCAAAACTTTTAGGGATATCTTTTAAACTTTTTATATCTCCTATGCTTTTACGTATTTCACTAAATGATTCAGTTGCTCCTTTAAAATCCTCTCCCATCTTCTTACCAAATCCACCCGATAATATATCCCCTACTTTACCACCAGCTCCTTTTACTTTATCACTAATATTTTTAAATTTTTCACCTGGTATATCAATACCTAATTTTTTAGTTATACCACCTAAGTCTTTTGTGAGATCCTTTATTCCACTAAATGATTTGGTTATACCCTCCAAACTTTTAGGAATATCTTTTAAACTTTTTATATCCCCCAGGCTTTTACCTATTTCACTAAATGATTTGGTTGCTCCTTTAAATTCATCCCCTATTTTCTTAAAATCTAATTCTTTAATGTTCTTAGTAATATCACCAAACCCTTCCGATAATTCATTAAAGTTTAGATTTTTTAAATCCCCACCTAATTTAGTTATAGTGTCCTTTAAATTTTTATCAGTATCCTTATTCGATTTTTGCAATTCTTCGTTGGTATTGGTATTTGTTTTTACCACACCGGTCAGTTTCTCTATATTTCTACTGAGATCCAGCATCATAGCTGTTAGTTTAGGATCTGACATATCTGTATATATTCAATTATCACTTGGCTGAAAAATTAAATAATTGGGTAACCCCGCTTTCGGCCTGTGCTTCTGTATTTTTTTTCTCTATGGTATCATTTAGTTTATCTATCCATATTTGATATTCATAAAAAGGAATAGATTCCAGCCAATTTGGATCTATCTTATGTTCATACCAAAGTCTAAATTTAATATCAAAGAAGTTCTCTAAAGATATCTGAAATAAGGAAAAGAGATCTGATCCCTCCGGGAAAGTTAATATCAGCGATGACCTCCCCTTCACCGCAAATATAGCATTTATGTTTAGCCTCCAATTTTGTTCCTATTTTAATCTTTTCAGAAAGTCCGAAATACAAACTATATTCTTCTTTCGTCCAGAAATCCGATTCCCTTAATTTTAATTTAATTTTATCAAAAGTTAAATTTCTCCATTCGTTAAAAATAAAAGGGGCAATCTGAATAAATCCCTCATCGATCTTGTTATTTATAGAATATTCTTCCCTAATAAAATCCGAAATAGCCTGGGTAACACCTATACTGGGAACGAACATTTCTATATTTTTATTAGTTCTCTTAATAGTAAAAATAAAGCTTCTTGTATCGTTATTATAATATTTCAAAATATCACCCTCTATTTCATATGAGTTTAAAACACCTGTTCTTAACTCTAATCCCTCGTTAATAGTACATTCTGGTGTTTCTTTACATTTTTTCTTTGTTTTAAGTATAATAGAATTTTCTCCTCTTACAAATGTTAAATCCCTTATAGCCATAATAACAAAAAATCTATCCTCTTGTTTTAAATCTTTATACGAAACTACACCTTCCTGAGCAAATTCCATTCTAAAGCATCTATCTAAGATATAACTAAGTTTTTCTTCTATGCTTAAATTATCGTCATCATCTATCGTAGAAAAATGTCTGATTTCTCTTACCTCAGCAGCTCTTATTGCAACTCTTGTTTTATCTGGATAAAACATTCCTTTAGATGGTAATATATTAACCGGGAGGTTCTTCCAGCCGTTATCAAATGATGGAGATTCTGGGATATTCTGAGCCTTGCCTAAAGAATCCTTATTTAAACCCTTATCTGGATTTACTATATTTAATTTCTTTTCGATAGGTTGTTCCCTTTCTGGTTCAGTATTATTAATGATCTGACCATTCTCGATTTCAGATTTAACCCCTGCCTCTTTTTCTATTGTTACTACCGATGATTCTCCTTTATTTATATGATCATCATATTCAATTCCACCTTCTATTTCTTTCATTCTTAAGATCTCCCCGGGGGATAGTTTATTTTCCATAAAATTATATTTTTTCTATTATATAACAGAAAACAGAAAAAGAGGCCAATTTGACCTCTTTTTTTTCATATTTTTTTATAAAATTATTTAGATAAACGTATCTTCCCAGTAATCACAGATCCAACTAGCAGTAATATTATATATTGCCGGGGTCTCGTAATCCAATTCCATGGCATTTACAGCTTCACTTAAAAAGCAAGAAGGAATTCTTATTCTTCTAAAAACGTCTCCCCTTTTATTAAATACTTGAATTACCATAGATCCGACATAATCAGATTTAATACCCATAGCTCCAGTTAAAGGGTTATAAATTAAATCCGACCATTGTCTTAATATTTTATAAACAGTCATAGAATTTTGATCATTAAGGTTGACCTCGAATTCCATAGAAAGTGTCATATCTGAAGTAGAAGGCTCACCTCCTGCATATCTTCTCGTAGCAAATTTATAGTTTTGCTCTATAGTTGCTGAAGGAGAAATATCTACAGTTAAACCTGTTATAGACTTAACCTGTTGAGCTAATATACCTTCCCCATTAAAAGTAGTAGCTGAGTCTACTATTCCTGACGGAGGATTTATTATAACCTCAAACTGATTTAAATAAACAGGTTCAAAGTTACTTATACCTGCTTTTGAATTGCTAAAATGTGGTAGTCCTGCCATTTATTTAAATTCTTTTTTATAAAAATAGGTCTTCCCAATAGTCAACTGCCCATACCATATCATCTATCTTGTATAGATCAGTTGATGTATAGTTTAGGTTCATTGGAGAGATTGGCTTTGTAAGAAAACAATCTTTACAAGTAATCCTTCTAAAAACATCTCCTTGTTTATTAAAGATGTTAACTACTACAGTTCCTACATAATCATTCTTTAATCCCATTGCTCCTGTTAGAGGATTGTAAATTAAATCAGACCATTGTCTTAATGTTTTAAAAACATACATTGAGTTATCGTCATTTAAATTAACCGAAAAACTAACGCTAAGGTCAAAGTATGTCTGATCTGGTTTAGCACCTGCGTAATTTCTTTTAGCAAACTTAAATTTTTGGGTAGCTAATCCTGGATTTTTATCCAAAGAAAGTCCACTTACTTTGGATACATGTTGAAGTAATATCTCGCCTCCAGCAACCGCTGCCGGGGGAATAATAGTAACCTCAAATTGATTCAAATAAACAGGTTCAAGCCTATTTATTGATGATAACGAATTTGAAAAGTGGGATAATCCTGCCATAATTAATTATATTTATCTACCTTCTTTAAAAATCATAAATTATACAAATTGTATAAATCCTCCAGAAGCAATTCCGCCTGTTCTAGTAACAGTTATTCTATTAATAAACTTCTGAATTCCTCTTGCTGGTTCTATTATGACATCAATTATACCCATATTCATATCTATAATTGCAGGGGTATTATTAGAAGCATCCATAATTGTTTGGTAAGCATAAATACCTCCTCCTGCTCTAACACCATCTAGATAGTTGTCTACAAGTGTTTTAATCTCTAATCTAATTGAATCCTCATTAAAATCGAATAGGTAATTAGCCAAAATTTCCTGTACGTCATTTTCAACACTAATTAATAGATCTCTAACGTGAACGAGATTAAATGCTGAATTAACTTGCTGATAAGCAGTTTGATTACCAAATATAACTACACCTATTCCTCTTCTTTTAATAATTGGATTAATTCCAAAAGGTTCTAAATTCCCTCTGTCCTCTTCAGTGAAATCATATTCAACTCCTACTATATTACCTCCACTAATTACTCCCCTCTTTTGTCCTGCTATAATAGCATAAGGTTCTCCGTTAGCAAATTTTCTAAGGAAATTATTGGAAACGTATGCTGCAGGAGGTACTTCAATATTTCTATTAGATTCTCTTACAGTAATATAAGGTGAGTAAAATGCTGCATATTTAGCTCCATCAGCTTCACTAGGTAAACTAAATGTATAAGATGGATTTAAAGATAAATTACCACCCTCTGCTATATAAGAAGTATTTAATCTTGGATAAGGATTAGCCGCAGTAGGTGCATCAGTAAATCTTGGATCTGTGCTAGCTCTAAATTGTGCCATAGAAGGGGCATTTATAATAGCCAACGCCTGTTGTCTTAGTAAAGCCAACCTAGAAAGCTGATATTTAGAACTTGGTAGGATCTGGCCAGAGAAGGTATCAATAATATATCGGTAAGATATAACGTCCTTAGCTGCTAATGTCTTAGCAATATTTGTTTCGTACATAACATCAAGAATTCTTGATATCCTAGCATCACTTCCATTTGGCCTGTGTAGATCATTCATTAAGAATCCACTTAAATATGTGAAATCAAAAGATCTTGTAAACTGAGCTATTGATTTAAATTTCTGAACTCTAACCCCGTTTCCTGAATTATAATAAAAAACTGGTCTAGCTGATGTAACTCTGTATGTTCCAGAAGTAGTTGTAGAGGAAACTGTAGTAATCTTAGCTAGTCTGTTTTGTATATTTCCCGTAGAAGGCTCACAGATATCAAGATCAGTCGAAACAACCAAATCACCAACCGAGAAAGGTGCGTTTCCGTTAACATCCTGAGTTACAAGGAAAGTTGTTACGTCAATTCTTGTACAATCTACAAATTCGTTTATTGATCCTTCCTGAGAAATTATATCGATATTCTGGGATCCTACTGTTAATCCAACGTTATTAGATGCGTAAGATGTACCAAATGCAGTTATATTTGTTACCGTGGTCTCAGATAAAGAAACATTGGTATATGCTCTGGTATTAACATAATTGAACTGATCCTTATCTACTGTCTGCTCAAACTCTAGATATTGTACGCTGGATCCACTACTGTTTGTCCAGATTATGTCGCTATTAGTGATTTCAGCATATTTATTGTCCTGGTATAATTGGGAAGCATTATACCCAACTAATACGTTAGAAACACCAAGAGGTGCGCTAGGTCCAGTTACCCCGCCAGGTGTAGCAGTGCTAACTATATCAACATAATCAGAATTACCGAATTGATAGGCATTTGTATAGAAAGGTTGATTACTTCCGGATGCCCCAGTATTGTAAGAAGTTAGGTTGTATGTAGGTGTTACTGTAATACCTTGTGATCTGTAGAATCCAGTATCTAATGGGTGAGTGAAGAATATTCTTAATTCCCCCGATACGTCCCTAGTGCCAGTTACTTTTAACTTGACTAGATCCGCCTCTGAAAATTGATTTATTAATCCTCCGGTTAAACCTCCAGTATACCCAGAGACAACTCCTAAAATAAACTTTTGATCATTCGAAGAGGATACTGTTAAGAAAGTCTTAAGCTCGTTCTTTTGAGCTGCAGTTTGTAAATACCCAGAGGTAGCACCAGTACCTGATGTTTGAAGATAATGTAGTCCTCCATCAAAAGCATTAGGATCGTAAGTAGCAAAAGATTGATAAACAACCCCTGCAGTCGTACCAGCTACATCTTGTAATGTGTATAAAGTACCAACCTTTGCTCCCGATGTGTAAGCGGTAGCCCCAGTAGCACTAACAAATCCAGTTGCCCCAGTTACGCCAACTACATTTTGTGTATATAGGTAATCAGCAACAAGAACCTGATCATAGCTTAAGAAATTAATTCTAGGACTAGCTAAATCGCTATCTCCAGTTAATTCGTCAATCAGATGATTTCCAACTAAATCTAATTTAGATCCATTAGTACAAATATTATCGAATGCTTGTTCGTCTATAGCACAGAATAATCCTGTAGATGGAGTGCTATTATTAACTAGAGTCTGTATGTATTGATTTATCCCATTAAGATCTACGAAATCAGGTATAATGCATCCAGTAACCGAGGTAACAATAGAAACATCGGGCTCCGATAAAAAGCTATCTATTCTACTTTTAATAAATCCATTTTCCGTAAAATAAGTGCTCCACTGAGGATCTATAGATAGAGATTGGTAATTTGTCCAATCTCCAAAAACTGCTATGACGTCAATAAAATAATCAGATATGTAATCAAATGGATGCATGAAAGTCGGAACGTTATTAGCTCCATACCAATCTATAGCGAATATATCATATCCTTTAAGGGGTTTAGATGAATCCGTTGATTTTCTAACTATAATGCTCATCGGGGATTTACCCAAATTAACCAAGCTAAATAATTTACCCTGGTCAGAAACACTAAGTGTAGCCAAGAAATAATTAGGATCAGCGAACCAAAATCTCTCCTTATTATAATAGGATGAATATAGTTTACTCGTTACCACCCCGTTATACTCTTCAGTGTCAAGTGAATATGCTTGATAATCAACCTCATCAGGGTTAGCTGAATCGTAATCATCATTTAATTTTAAAAGATTTAAAGCAAACACTGGGCCTGCATTTAAACACGTTAATATGGACCTTTGAAAAAAGGATCCTTTATTTTCTAAAGATCTATCGATCTCTCCAAAAATAGAAATTAGTGTAGTCACATCTGGTATATAAACCGGTGTATTAAAAGGTCCCTTATTAGAAAATCCTACTACCAGACGTATTGTCTGGGATGTAAGAATTACATTTTGGGACGCATCAAATTCTAGGGTATAAACCCCGGATGCTCTAAACTGAGAGTAATCTATTTTTACCTTATTTGCCATTACATTAAAGATATTTTTGCTTCTAGACTATATATCAAAAATAAAATAGTAATTGTTGGGGGGTTTTATAAATATCATTTTTAGAGTAGATTATTGAAATCTTGATAATTTTTACCGTCCTTTGTAGAATAGCCTTTCCCACCTTCATTAGAGAAGTCAGATTCTAATTTTTTAATAATCATATCCTTGTATGCGTTGTCCTCCAATTCATCAAATACCTCACCTACTATTTGATTAAAATAATAACCATCGAATAATCCCGGTAAATTTACGAGCGTCATAGCAACATCATCGTGACCGCTCTGGCTCGAATAAGTTCCTGAGTTATTTAAACCAAAAGTGAATAATTCAGGAATAGTCCATTTTTTATCATTAACCATTATTCTGTCCCTTCTCATTAGACTTCTAAGAAGTTCGCAGTATTTCATTTTGTTCTTCTCGTTGTACTTGATGCCTGGTTTTAGTACTCTTGCAGATTCAGTGTGTTTAGTAAAAAGAAACATTTCATCATAAAAATCATCCCTCTGGGAAAGCTTATCATAAACTAATTCCCCTTTGTAATTCATCTCTAAAGCTATTTTAACTCTATCAACTTGAAAAACTTCAGAACATAAGATTTGTAAAAACCTAGTAATGTCTTCAAGTTTAATCTCATTGTCCCTAAAAACACCAATCTGGATTAAGCCAAAAAAATCTGCTTCGTCTTCAAATTCTTCCATTTTTTCTATAACAACCTTAGGAAGAGGGGTAACTTTAAATATATTTATAACAGTAAAGTCACCTTTTGCACCGCTACTAAGATCTACAGAAAAAACAAATTTCTTCCCCGGTAGATTAGCTTTATCTAAATCAAATTTAGGATGCCATATAAGATTCTCGTAATTGACATCTGCATAATGAAGATTTGTAATTTCTCTCCAACTATATTCTACCTCGTTATTTCTTATTTTTCTGAGTTCATCAGATCCTAGTAAAAGACTCGAAGAACTAAGAAATTGATTTCCATATTCTTGATTAAAAAGCTCCTCACTTCCTAAGTTACCTATTTCTCTTTTTTTCCACTCGTCATCCCTACCTGGAACTTGCCACCAATCTACCCTTATTGGATTAAAGCTATTTTCTCCGGTTAATGCACCCTGGTAAATCTCGTAAAATTTATTCATCCCGTTAGGGGTTGATGTAATAATAATTCTAGAAACATCTGATGAAGATACCGTGGGATATGTTGATCTAAAGAAAGCCTCTATAAAATTAGAATTAATATGGGCAAACTCGTCCATGTATAAAAAATGTATGGTAAAACCAATACCAGAAGTCTTGGTTGTAGTTTTAGCTAACACCCTACATCCGTTATCGAATCTCATTGTCATTACATTATTAACCACCATACCGGGTTTCATATAAAAAGGCAGTCCTTTAATAATGGTTTTTATCTTATCCATTAATTCTTCCGCAGTATCCCCAACATTGGCAAGAATCATCGCGTTTTTATCATGATTGAATAGAAGATACCAAACTAATATTATTGATGATGTAATTGATTTACCAACCTGTCTTGGGGCTAAAAATATATTGAATCTGTGATTTTGATACTCTCTTAATACTGATGTTTGATAATCTCTTAGACCTATGTAATCTAAGCCGGTATCTGTCATTACTTTACAATATTTAGCAAAATAACTTACGTCCTCCGCACATTTTTTCATCTCTAATATTTCAGATCTACTATATTCCCAAAGAACATTAGATCTTTTTAGCTCCGGATCATTGTCATGAAATGGATTATCTATAGATTTATAATCTAATCCTTCCTCATCAACTTTTCTTAATAATTCTTCTATCCTGGAGGTAGACCAGTGATTAGTTTCTATCTCATTTATTTTTTCTATCCCCGTTTCCATTATTCGAGTATATCATCCTCTATAGAAAAATCTTCACCTGGATCTTCCTCGTTAAAATTTAATTTATTATTCTGGTTCTGCGAATCTAATATTTTTTTATCTCTAGCATTCACAACAGAATTAAGGTTAACCACCTCGGGTTTTATGTCCACGATCTCCGAGCCAATAATATCTCTTAGCCCCTCCATTATTCCTCTTGTACCTCTAGATCTAATTCCCCCGTCTTGTGTAACCGCAGTATTATTAACATAAAATCCATTATCGCCTAATGTCTGATCCATTACTATACCTTGGGAATGCTTCTTCTCGTCAATTTCTATCCTTGTTTTTTTGTAGTTCTGTTCCATTTTTTCAAGGTATGCCTGATAATCTTTAGGCATCTGCATTATCTGGGATTGCAATTGAGCTAAAACTTCAAAAAGTCTAGGATGCATATTACCAAGATCTATCTCCTCTAAAATTTTTGTTATAGCATGCTGAGCACTTTTTAGCTGGAACATCATCGATGACAAATTCATCGCATCTACCTTCTTTTTAAACTCCACGTGCGAAGCCTCGCCCATGCTCGTGTCGTCCATGTAAAATTTTGTTATTGTATCAAGTAAAGCCTTAGCATCAGATAAAGCAGCAGATTTTTCCCCAGTAAAATCCATTAAATCTGTAGTCTTTAATCTTGGTAGTTCGTCGTTATCTGGGATTATATTTTCTAGAGCCTCTTGCATTATTATAGAATCTAGGCTCTCCCTTATTTTTTCTTCTACAACTTTCTCTGGTTTCGGTTTTCTTCTAGGCATAAATTATCTATTTCTTGCAAACTTCGGAATATTCAGAAGCGGTTTTGCGTTATCAATAATATGGGCTAACTGTGCATCTCTTACTGTATTCTGGTTTAATACGGTAGATTGCGTATCTATATCTATCATATTCTTAAATAATCTAATATTACTAAGCCATATAGGCCCGGTGTAGATTTTGTAAGAATTATTATCGGTTTCGTAGAAAGGACTAAGGGTATCAGTTACCTCATTGACGGGTGCTTCGAATATTATATTGTCTGTAAACATTCTAACAGATTCGTGCACTTTCTTAAGCTTACTAGTTTGATCATTAGGGTCACTTGAATCATAAGTTATCTCCCAGATATTTGCTGATATTTGTTTATAAACATTAGAGAAATTGACAACTACCCCATACCAATCACCAAACTCAGGTATGAATTGTAAAGGAGAATTTATTATAGTGTCATTTAATCTAATAACTATGCTTCCTTCTTCCAGAAAATTATTTGTTAACTCGTCCATAACTCCAGAATGAATCAGATCTATTCTAATCCCTTTTATTTCTTCTAAATCATTTAGATATAATCCGCTAATTAAATTTCTACTCTGAGCTTTCTGCATCTTCCAAATAATCGTACCTAGAGAGAAATTAGTTGAATTGTTATCTACTGAGAATCTATAATCATCTATAACTTCTCTAACCTCGTATCCACCGGAATGAAGCTTGTCACCCTTTATTGCAACATAACCTTCTGGGTTGCTATCATAAGATTGCCAAACTTGTAAATTATGTTTTCTTGGGTAGCTATTAAAATATAACAGATCATCCGTTGATGACTCCAGTGATAAATTTATTACTGGATAGGATCTTTTTGCAAGTTGCTGATTATCATAAAAATTCTTAAGACTAAACCAACATGTATAGGCAAGTTCCGTTTTTGAGTCACATTTAGGTAATACCTTATATCTAACAGCATTTCTATATCTTTTAGAATCATAATTAAATTCAGAGTCGTCAGCAAAAGACTGATACAGATCATAATAGTTATTTAGAACTATAGTCCAGTTATTATTAAGATCATACTCTACAATAGAAAGGTCCTTGTAAATATAAGATCTAATTGGATCCTGTGAAAGCTGTGTTATAGTTGTAGCATACTGCTGGGGTTTAGCACTTTTAATTTCTTCCGAATGTACTTCCTCACCAAAAAGATCACTAGTAGTAAGAGATATACCATCAAGCTCCTCTTTGTATGCTGGATCTTGGTAATACGTATTAGATCTTGGCGTATATTTCTTAAGCTCTATCTTAAAATAAACAGGAGCATTCATAAAATCTCTAAATAGATACGTAGAGTTAATTTGATATATCCTATTTGTTAATGGAAAATAAATTATATCTCTTTTCCTTGGCTGCGATCCTTTTCCGAATATCGATTCAAAATATCTTTTATCTATTTGTATTTCAAAGGGGTCTTCGAATTGCAAACCAAATGGGTCGAAATTTATTTTATTATCAGGAAATTGGTTTTGTGGAACCAGCGCCTTTATACATTTCTCGTCAACTACATCAAATATAGTATATTCCTTAAGTACCACATCTTTTCCTCTAGCTTGTGGTTGTACTGAATAATAATTAACCTCTAGACCAAATACGTTATTAACCATCAAACTCAGATCCTGATACATATTTAATGCCCTATTAACAGCATAAGGATTAAATGTAAAATTACAATTTGAGAAAAGGATAGGTCTAGTAGAAACCTCATCAGTACATATTGGGGCAGGTCTGTATATTACCACTTCCGGATCAACCTCATAATTTAAATCTAGCTCGAAGTTAACTATAACTATGGAGGGATCTATGGGTTCTTCCGTGTTATAAACTATCGTTCCATCATCATTAACTAGAACACAGGTAAATCTAAATTCCGGGTAAAACTTATTATTAGGATCTAGTGGGATATCAAAAAGATCCGAATATTCGTTTGTTAAACCGCCTAAAGCAGTTCCGACATTAGTCCATAGAGACCATGTTGTTCCGTTTATGCTGTATCTGAAATCTATGGATATGTCATTTCCATCTAATATTGACGAGCTATTGTTACTATTAGATGCATCAATTATCCACCCATTAAAAGAAGTAACATATTCAAATGGATTATCCCAAGTTAAAACCCTATAATTTCCTATATAGGTAAAGTTTAATGCACTT